GAGCGCAAAGATCTCTCCGCCCCGGCCTGTGACGGTCGTGACGCCGAGACCTTCCTCGACGACATTGCCCGATCCATCAAGATCATAGGTAAACGCAGTCTGCACCCCGTAGCCGATACCGATTGAATATGTTCCGCCGACATCGCCGCCGGCATTCAGATCCATAATGGCGCTGTCGGTGCCGGAGCTGAGGAAGAACTGATAATCGAAGCCTCCGAGCGAACTGTCCACGTATGCCTTGACCGATTGCTGGGATGGAACGGCGGTCGCGCTGTTCGAGGCGAAATCGTCCTCATCTTTGAAATCGAGCGAGGCGAATGTGTCGGTTGATGTCGTATATGGGATTTTGTTCGTGCCGTTCGCCCAGGCTGCGAAAGCGGTGAGCGTGGCGTCAGCGGTGTTGCATCCCTGCCATTCGAAATCGCCTGTCGTGGTTTCATAGGTCAGGCATTCCTCATCGGTCGCGCTGTCTACAGCCTTCAGCATGCTTTCCAGGATCTTGTCGTTACCGATGACGCTATTCCCGAGGCCGGTAGCCGAAACGTCTCCAGCGAGGTCCAGTGCGGCCTCCAGAGTGGTTTCAGTTGTGCCGTCGATCGCATCGAGGCCGTTAATCGTGCCGGTGCCAGTCAGATCGAGGGTGTCGGTGTTGAGGTCGATGGTCCCGAGGTCGAGGTCGGTGACAGCGGTTGAGCTGGAAATGCCGACCACGTTCGCCGATCCGTTATCGAAATCAATCGCGAGTGCTTCGTCGTTTCCGTTGCCAAGGCCGAGGAGTGTCAGGACGCCATCGGCACCGGTCATTCGAACGCCAGCCGCGGCGAGGTCAAAGTCATCGGTGAAAGTCGGGGAATTACTGAAAACCGCGAGGCTGGTCCCGGTTTCGTCAGAAAGGGCCGCTAGGAGGCCCGCTGAGTTGCTCAAATCCTCTTCGTAGTCGGTGCAGCTCTCAACTGCGCCAGACGCATCCACGCCGATCGGTGCCGAGCCAGCGGAGCAATTAGAGCCGTTTGTAGCAAGGGCGGTCGCTGTGCCTGCGTTTCCGGTGATTGTGGTCTGGTCCCCGGTATTCGTGCCGCCGATCGAGGCGTTGCCGGTGAATGTGAGGGTGCGGGCCGCGTCTCCGGTGATTATGCTCAAAGCGCGATCGGCGGTCAGGTTGGAGCCTGCGTCGATAATCAGGTTATGCGAGGCGTTCGTGTCTGCGATCTTCAGGCCGGTATTGCCGAGGGAAATTGAGGTCGCGGTCAAAGCGATATCGTCGTCGATGGTCCAGACGGTGCCGGATGAGGCCACTGTGATTTCGCCTTTGTCGCCATCAGAAAGCTCGCCGCCTCCGCCTGATCCCGCCGCTTCCCATGTGAGAACGCCGGAGCCGTTAGTTTGGAGCTGCTCGCCGCTATCGCCATCATCGGCGGGCAGGGTGTAGACCGTATTCGCTGCGAGGGAAGGAACCTGAAAGCTGGCAAAGTTCGAGCCTGCATCGGTGTCCTCATTGATCGTCAGAACGCCCGAGGAGGTCGCGCCGTTGCCGATCGTAACTCCGCCATTGGCTGAGACCACAGCATCAAAGGAATATCCGCTCGAAGCGCCGGAGAAGGCGAGGAGGTTTGTGCTGTGCGTGATTGCCGCATCGCCGTTCGCAAAGCCAATAACGCCGCCTGAAGCGAGGAAAAGGTCAGACCATGAAACCGAGGCCGATCCCATTGCCGCTGCATCGTTCGAAGAGGGGAGAATGGGGTCCGAGAACTGCCAGCCAGACGAAGCGCCTGCGAAGGTCATTGCGTTCGAAGAATGTGTCATCGTCAAATCGCCGTTTGCGATATTGATAACACCTCCGGACGCCAGAAAGAGATCGGACCACATAAGCGATCCAGTCCCGAGCGCTGCGCCATCGCTGGTCGTCGGTGTGAATACTGAGGAAACGGTCAGGCCGGATAATGTCGCGGTGCCGCCGGATGGTGCGGCGATCGCCATCGAGGGGACGTTGCCATTCGTCAGGGTGATAAAGGATCGATAGGTCGTGCCGTCAACGTCATACGCCTGGATCAAGCCGGTGTTCGCGGTCGTCGTCGTGGTTCTCAGCGCGCCGGTATCGACGAGGGTGAGGTTTGCAGCGTTCTTCGTGAAAACATAAGAGGCGATGTTCTCCGAGAGAATATTCCGCATGCCCGTTCCGCTTCGGTAAAAGGCCCATTCATCGCCATCCGCTGTCGTCGTGTTCGTGAACGAGTTGAAAGCGCTGTCCGCTGCGATCGCCGGGACCATGCCGATGAAAAGCGCGGCGAGCAGGAGAGCGGATAAAAATCTATTTTTCATGTGAGCCTCATTATGCGGGTTCGGTAATAATCGCGTTGCCGGTATCAGGATCAGTTATGCGGTTTCCGGTGTCTGGGTCGGTGAGGTAGTTGCTCGACGGCGGAGGAGTGACTTCAATGTCCCCTGCAATCGGCGGTCCAAACCTTCCAACAAAGCCAGCCGTGAAACCAGGCATAACCGCCCCCTTATTGTGTCATTTCGGTAATGTTAAGTGTGCCGTCCGCCGTCTTGCGAATGACGGAAATCACGGCGCCGCCCTGGATGCTGAAATATTCAGGAACGCCAGCGACCAGTTCCATATCGGTCGTGACAGCCGCGCGGCCATCGAAGCACACATAACAACCCTGATCCGCGACAAGGCGGACATTGAAGTTATGGCCATCGATTGCCGCGGCGTTGGCTGAGGTAGCCGTGAACGTGCGGTTCTGGCTCGGCCCCGGTCTGTATGTTGTGTTTAAATTTCTCATATCTGATCCCCTGATTTACTGACATTTAAAAAAACATTTGTGACATTGAAAAGGCAAAAGGCCGGGTTTCCCCGGCCTCCGCTTATGGATGTGTAGCCGAGCAGACGACCGTTGTGCCGGTGTCCACGTAGATATAGACCTTCGTGCCGTCTGATCTGCGAAGCGCGATGAATGTGCGATCCGTATCAGTCGTTCCGCGGCCTAGTGTGACGTCGACGTTTTCAACGAATACCGTCACGCGATCAGCGGTTTCAGAGCCGCCGCCTTGTGCGCGGACGACTTCGGAGCCATCGTCGGCTTGTTCTCTTACCCACATGATGAAATTTCCTTCTCTTTGGGTTAAAGCCAGGGCCACGATTGGCCCCGGCTCAGTTATTTAGAAAAACCTAATCCTCAGATTTAGGAGGTCAGGTCAGCGATGACGCCGTGTGCGGCTGGGTTGTTGACGCGCAATGTGTATTCCGCCCCGACCAGTCTCTTCTCAGCATCGCCTGTTTTCGCAAGCGGTGTTTGATAGATCTGGCGGAGGAAATCCACGCTGATCATGTCGGATTGCAGCACGTGAACCGTTCTGGTCCGCGAGAAGCGGTCAGGGACGATTTTCAACACGCCGAAGTCGCCGACATAAACGTCGATCGCGGCAATAAGTTTTTTCTCATTGGCCGAGATGTTGCGGTTCGCATTGCCGGAGAAACCAGAAATGCGTTGCTTGTTCACGGAGCCGCAAACGATGGTGTCTGGCTCGCCGCCGCTCTCGTAGCACTTTTGAAGAACGTCCTTCAAATGTGTTTCGCGAACAGTCCGGAGATCGCCGGTCGTGCTGTCGGTTGCTGCTTGTGTTGTGGAACCGGCTGCGCCGCCTGTGCCGCGGCTGGAGTTCGCGGAAGGATACCACGCTTCAAGGGAACGCAGTTTGCGGGCTGTCGAGGCATCGCCTGCAACCTGTACCTGGTTTCCTGTGATGATGGTTTCCATGTCACGCTTCAGCTCTTGACCTTTTTTCGCGATCTGGCGGGCCAACTCATCAGTCGAGCCGACATTGTCAGTTGCGAGAAGGGTGCCGGAGATGATCGCGACTTTGTCCGAGATCTGCGTGTAGTTTTGCAGACGTGTCGGAGCTGCGATCGAGGTGCCTGTTTTGTCATCGCCTTCAATACGGGCGTTTGTGCCATCAGCGGTCGCCAGGGCATCGGTCAGCCACTCGTGAAGAGTGTTCGTCGCTTTGCCTTGTGCTGCCATCGAGAGGACAGGTGTTTCGGTCGGTGAGATGTTGAAGATAACTTGATGCAGATCTTCATTGATCGCGTCAACATTGTCGTATGCGTCATAAGTGTTGGTTGGTTGTCCCATGGAATAATACTCCCCAAAATAAAGCGGCCTTCCGCCGTTATTGGCGGGCTGGGCCAGTTGAATGATTGATCAACTCGCTACGCTTGCTTTTTGGAGATAATACCCGATAGAGCAGACGCGGCAGAATTGACGGTTCCGGCTTGCTTGTGAGCTGTTAGCCGTTCTGTGCGTTTGCGTTCTCTAATGGCTTTGCCATCATCAGGCGCCTTCGTGGATTTCATGACTTTGGGCTTAGAATTATTCGGGGCCAGTTCACGCTTTTTCGACATGATCTCATCGAAGCGCATCGCTTTGTATGCGAGCTGAAACAAAACCGGATTAGGTTCGAGTTTCATTTGCTCATCGGTGAAACCGAGCTTATTAGCGTATTCCTTAAGTTTCTGACGGTTCCCAGCCTCTTTAAGTTCTGGCTGGATTTCCATCAATTTAACGCGCCCCTCCGAAATTCGGCTGTGCAACTCTTCGAGGCCTTTTTTCTCGATCGCTGCTAATTCCGACTGTAGAGATCCTGCAAATTGAAGCGCCTCAGCATGTAGCTCTTTTTGCTGCAAGTATGCGGCGGGATCAGTCTTTGCAAGCTCCAAAGTCGGAGCCTTCGGCATAAATCTTTGTTCCAAAGCCGCGAGAACCAGTCCGGCATTCTGAGAAAATCTCTCAGCGCCCTTGAAATACGTTTCGCGCACTTTCGGAAGATCTTTGACTTGCTCTTGGAGCGCCTCAACTTCCTTCCGCTGTTTGGAGACCTGAGCCATATTCCGGGAATAATCAGCCTGCCTTTGATAGCCTGCGACTAATTCGGAGTATGGGATTTTCTCTTCATTGCCGTCAATTACAACGGTGTGAAGCTCTTCCTCGTCCCCTTCGTCATTCTCGCCTTGCGCGTCATCCGCCTGATCCTCTTCGCCTTCCAGATCTTCCGCATCATCTGCGTTATCTTCGGCGGTTTGAGTATCTTCGTCTGTGTCCTCGGCATGCTCCTCATCTGACTGATCAGGAGCGGCCTTTGCGGGCGTCTTTTTGCCCTTGGCGCTTTCGGCATCTTCAACCTTAACCGCTTTGTTTCCGCCTTCGGCGTTCGCTGCGGGTTTCGGTTTCTTCTTTGGCTTTTCGACCTGGTTGCCTTCTTTGTCCGTTTGTACGGGGTCCAGCATTGAGGCGATTTTGGTCTGAGCTTCAGCTTTGGTGATCGAGTTATCGAGTTGTTCGGAGATCATCATTTTTTAGCTCGTTCCTGTTTTTCGGCCAACATATTTTCGATTTTGCCCTGTTCTACGCAAATTGTCAAAACAGTTTGAACATCGGCCAGGGCGTGAATGCAGTGATAGAGGCGATCGCGCTCGGTTTGATCGGCGGCGGCTGTGGCTAAAAGCTTCTCGACGTAGGTCTGACGAACAACCCCGAAGGCCTCTTTAAAAACTGGGTTTTCAAGTATTTGAGCGGCGAACTGTGAGCGCTGGGTCGGATCAAGCTGTGACATTTTCTTTTTTCTCGGGTTTGGGCTTCGGTTTAATTATTTCGTTGTGAGTGGTTTCGTGCGCCTCGTGCCGATCATGGGCGTCCTTCCCATATTTGTAAAGCATCTCCTTGTCGAAGCGCGCTTGCTCAAACTCGAGCCTTTTAAATTCGATCCGCTCTTTTTGGGCGAGTTCGGCCAGTTTGAATTTGTTATCGAGATCGGCTTGATGCTTTTTCAGCGCGCGGTCGGCCTCGTCCTGCGTGGTGTCATTGTTCATCTTCTCGATCTGGGCCTTCAGCGTGACCTCGGCGAGAGACGGTGTCGGCGGAGGCGCTTTGTACGTGGCCGGATCCTGGAAATAGTTGGCGGTGTCCTTAACGCCCATGCGCTGCGCGGTGCGCTTGAACAGATTATAGATATTGCCGGGATTAACGAGAGCGCCTGAAATTCCGCCCTGCGCGGCGACTGCTTTCTCCTGCATTGTCCCCATACTGGCCAAAAGTGCGAGTTCTTCCTGTTTTCCGGCGTATCCAATGCCGACTTTGACGATCGAGGAGCGTTGTTTGCGCCAAGAGCGGGGTTCTACCTCCAAAAAAGCGCCTGTTAGGTCGAAAATCGCGTCTTTTGTTTCATATTTGAGAACCAATTCCCTGATATGCAGCATCAATTCTGCAAATCCTGCATGAGCGAAGATCGTGGCGATCATTTTCACGAGGAGCTGAGATTGCGCGAGGATCGACATTCCGACCGGCGTTGTGGCATTGGCCAGCGCATCAGGGTTTAGGCCCATGGTGTCTTTGCTGAAGCCTGAGCGCTCGGCTCTCGTCTGGTCCAGTCGATCGAGGAGCGGGAAAATTGCTTCGGCGACGAATGGCGTGGTCTCGGTCTCGATCGTGGCTGCGAGATCTTTGCGGATGATACCGCCCGGAACGTAGCTGAGGAGATCCGACACGTTGACATTGCCGGAGACGATCTTGCGCGGAATGGCGGAATACATGAGGTTGTCGAAGCCGTTGCGCCATAGCTGGGATTTTGCGCGCTGGAGATCCATCAGGTTATCGGCGACCGATCGGCCATAGAATTTATGAGTGTTCAAATACGGGGTGATTGCGTGATATGGAATGCGGTCAACCTCTTCGCATTCGAGGACGTGTTCGCCGCCGGTGCCAACGGTCCGCACGAAGAGAAGCTCGGCAATGCCGTCTCCGTCTTTGTCGGCGCGAATGTAATGGTCGTAAACTGTGAGGATCTGGCGGGAAGGATCGAGCGAGGCGGAATTCAAGGCGATCGAGCCGCCTTCCTTTTTCATCCGGGTATTTTTCTCGTCGCTGATTTGAATATCTTCGCTGGCTGGCAGGAGGTCGACGAGCGAAGCGGGATAGCCCCATTCGATGAGCTGGGATCTGGTTTTCTTCAGGATCTCGCAGCAATAGCCGGCGTCTTTGAGATATATGGAATTGTGATCGCGCTGGACCACGAAGTTTTCAGGCGCCACGTTCTCAACATAAACCTGACCTACGTTCTTTTTACGGTGTCCGACAATGTGATAGCGCGCTTCTTTCTCGACGTTCATTTGCGCTTCGGGGTCAGCGGCAAGGCCGATTAGAATTTCCTTATATTCTTCCTCGCTGTATTCGATATCCTCTTCGCCATTGTTGACGATGATCGTGCATTCTTTGATTTCATATTCTTCGTCTTCCTGGAGCGCGATATATTCCTCGCCGGTCTTGTTTTTATATTCCTCGCGCTCTTTTTTAACCTCATCTTCCCATGTCGCCTTGACGATCCCATTCTTCGAGATCAGGGCGTCTTTAAACCATGAATATGTGAGGATGACGCCGGGGTTTTGGCGCTCGAATGCGTATTGGCAATAGCGGCTTTCCTCGCCAGCGGCTTTCGCATCTTCCTCGTTCTCGGCTTCAAAGGCGATCGGTGTGTCGCCGCCGACGAAGATATCGACGAGCTGAGGCAGGGTCCACTCGATCGCGTCCCGCACGTCTGAGGTCACGAAGCCGGACAGCCCAGGCTCTTCGTTCCCGTATTTCTCTTGATTGTAGGCATTCAGCGACTTTTCGCGCTCGCCTTGAATTTCGGTCGTGATTGATTGGGCGTTTTCGAATTCCTCTGAGCATAATTTCGCCAGATCTTCTTTGTCGAGTGCTTTGCTCTTCGTCGCCATATTTCCCCGCTTATGTCAGATTTCTGTTTCTTCTTTGCACAGGATAGTTTATTTCGACCACGGTGTAAAATGACATCGGCTCGGCAAACAGGAGCGAGCAGGCGTCCGCTTTGTTCGGGCTTTCATAACCCCTTGCTTTCAGATCATCTTTGTCCTCGAGCAGGAGACGGCCCGCGCTGTCGGATTTTTTGCGAATACAGGTCAACTCGATCCCGAGACCCTCATCGTCATAGAGATCGGCGAGGTTTATCTGGTCGGTGAGGAATTTCTTCAGCTCGCCCCAGCATTCGGCCCGCTTGTTCCCGTAGTCCAGGGGGAACGTCGATCGTTGCTGCATGTGAAAGCCTTTGACGATGTTCTGATACTTCTCGCCCTTCTCGTGCAGGGTTTTCACGATCGTCGCGCCAAAGCCGGTCGCATCAACGTTAATGCGGGTCGGGACCATGGGCGGCTCGCCTTCAGTGGTCTTGACGCCGTGTTCCACGAATTTCACAACTTCGCCGATAAAGCCGAACTCATCCATGCCGGCATGCTCGGTGACGTTGAAGATCGTAAACCCGCGCTTGAATGCGAATGCGGCTGGGTCACGCTTGCCTTGCGAGGGGTCGCCGCCGATCACGAGCGGGCCGAACGGGACCAGTTTCCGCTGCATTGCCTCCTCGACATAAGCCGACCCGATAAAGGCATCGTCATCATCCGCGGCCTCGGCCATGTATAATTCCTGGAAGTCGATATCGGTCAGCGTGGCCTTTGCATCCTCGACCTCGGCGAGATCCAGAACCCCGGCATCGACGGCATCATAGGCGGTCAGTTTGAAATACTGCGCGGGCGCGGCCACGCCATTCGCATCGAGAGCGGCCTGTTTGCGCTGGACGTTGCGGCACATGAGATAGAACCAGTTCGCCTTGCCCTTTACGTTCCCGATCATGCGGAGCAAGCCGCGCGTTGCGGTCAGTGTGGAACGTATCGCGAGGAAACTGTCGTGACGTGCGCGGCTGGCCTCATCAAGCACAGCGGCGTAAACGTCCTCGCCGTACAAGTGGTCAGGCTTCTCGGCTGATTTGAACCAGATCCGGGCGCCGTTCGGAAACTCGATATAACGATCGCTTTCCTTCGAGATAAACAGGGACGGAGGCGCGCTGTTTTGAATGCGGCGGAATGCGATCTTTGCCTGCGCTGTGGTCGGTGCGATCCACCATCCATTCCAGCCCTTGAACCCTTCGAGGATTGCCAGCTCGACGATCCAGACAATACAGCCATGCGTTTTCCCGGCCTTCGTCGAAGCCTCGCAATAAACAAAGCGGGCGGTGCTGAAAAAGACATTCTCTTGCTTTTTGTAAAGCTTAGGGCGCGCGTATTCGATGAGGATCGGCGGTTTTTCGGGACGGATGATCGAGGTGTCAGCGCTCATAGGATCACTATATCAAAAAAAGAGCCTCAGCGGTGAGGCCGAGGCTCGGAAAGTCGGAAAATGCTATGTGTCATAAGGATATCACAAAACTCTGCTAAAGCCAATCTGACGACGATAAGCGGCATGAACGCGGCAAACAAACGCTTCGAGGATCTCGCCGGTCGAACTATCCATGATCGCGGAGCTGGCGGCTTCTTGTGCCACTTCGAGATTATCGAACGGCTTAAAAGGTCTCGTCAGGTTGTCGTGAATGTCCACTAGCACGACCTGAAACAAGAGCTTCTCCGGCGGGATCTGCGCTGTCGGTGTCGTCGGTATTGGGGGCGTCTCTTTCGTCGCCGTCGATTTTGTCGAGGCCTGGGCCTTCTTTGGTTTTGTCATCGTCGAGTTTCCTTGCAGGGTGTTTAGGGCGGATATGCTTGGCGAAATACGATCCGATGCTGTCCGCTTTCAGCAAAGCCTCATATTGTTCGGGCTTAACGTCCGAATAAATGTAAGTCAGGCCTGAGGTGTAGAATTGCACGTAAAGCTCGAGCGCGTCCTCGTCGTAGCCGATCGCTTTAATGTTCGATGATTTCTGCGCGAGCATGACCGGCGGCATGGCGATTAACCTTCGATCTGAAGTTCCTCGATGACTTGCATGTAGACCTTGCCAAGCACTTCAGGCGTGGCGTCTGAGGATATTTTCTTCGAAAACTGGCGGGTCTCATCGCCGACCTTGCGAATGAATGTCACGTTGTAAACCACAACGTCCTCGACCACGACCTCAATGCCCTTTTGCTCAAGAATATCGGCGAGAAGAAGGAGATCTTCGATCGGGTCGCCGGAATATACAGGCTTCGGCGGAGCGGCTTCGGCTGCGTTCTCGCCGTCATCCTCTTCGTCGGTAGCATCTTTTTTATTCGGATCGGGGAGGTCGAGCGTTTCGACTGTGGCCTGAATGATTTCCTCGCGCTCGGCCTGCATGAGCGAATTCCATTCCTTATGCGTGGCGAGCTTCGAGGCAACGAATGCCAGTCGCACGACATCGCCCAGGGTGAGGATTGAATTATCGCTGAGGGTGAATGTAGCGGGTTGAATGTCGGAGCCTTCGAGAACGTCATCATCGACGAACGTCTCGAGCTTTTCTATGTGAGTTTCGACCTCAGCCGTGGTGTCGAGCGAGGAGCCTGCTATCTCGGCAATATCTCCTGGAATTCCTGTGGTATCCACGGGCGCGGCGCCATCATTTTGATCAGCTCCTCCGTCTGGTCCGGCCACGGCTCCAGCATCGTTCGGATCACTGTCTCCTGTGCCTGCATTTTCTTTTGGATCATCGCCTTCGACGGTATCGCTCTCGGGTGCGGCTTGATCACTGACATCGCCAGCGCCAACGTCTGGGCTTGCTGTGCTTTCGTCATCAGGTTTTGAACTCTCTGGCGCTGCGTCGATTTCGGGGGACTTTGCAGCATGGTTATCGGCTTTCTTGGATTTTTTCTTCTTCGTCATCGTCGTCGTCCCCTTTAAGTTTTTTGCCCATGTTCAACACGAACTTAACTGGGCGCTCTGGATCAAAGCCTATGTCATGACTGTCCTTTTGGTCAAGGCATTGTTTACCGAGCCAGATTTGCATGGTCGCATTTCCATCGAGTGCAGTTTCGAATTGCGCCATGCGGAGAGAGCCGAGGCCTGCCTGTCTGTGATGTTCGTAGTATTCGGCCCAGGTGCATCCGTAGGTGCGCTCAACGGCGGCGATGAGTGTGGGAACGGCACAGCCGAGGATCTGCGCGAGCTGGGCCTGTGGACACTGAGCCTTGCACAACGCCTCGACGATCTTCCAATCAATAACTTTGGGGGGTCCGCCGCTGGGTTTGAGAATGTTTTCGGGTTTCTTTTTCTTCGTCATGATTTGAGCATATCAAAATCTTGTGGAAAAGAAAAACCCCGGCGTCTTATACCACCGGGGTTTCCCTGAAGTAACTCTAACCCGTAAAAATTAAAGCATGGTGAAAGCAATGACAGAAAGGAAAGTAGACTGCAAAAAACTAAATTTCGAGACGCTCGAACAGCGTATTGATCAGCGAGGTCAGTCGATCAATTTTCATGCTCTCGTCCTGGATCGAACCAGCGAGAGGCGTTGAGAAATGTGGGCATGGCTTGTCGCCGCCATTCGTGAGTTTTTCGGCCTGCGTCATGACCGGATACAGCTTCGAGGCTAACCGTTCGAGCGCATCGCCGAGGTGAATGACTGAGCCGCCGAGATTGTTGACGGACTGTGAAACTTCGGAGATCGGGGTGGGCGCGCCGGTGAGG